AAGAATATACAACTCCTAACAGGAGGAGAGACTGAACGAATAGGTGTAACAGGCGTAGAAATATCAATAAGAAGAAATGAAAGTTAACTTTGAAATACACGAGACGCATTTAGAACTCTTTGAAAGGCAAGACTGGAGGTATTGTTTGATTATGGGTGGGCGTGGTAACGGAAGAAGTGGAACAGCTTCTCGCTTTATGGTTACTAAACTTCTTGGCAAGGAATATACTCGTGGTGCTATTATGCGTGCCACTCGAGAAGACATCAGAGCCTCTTGTTGGGGAGAGATAAACGATAGAATAAAAGAGCAAGGCATAGCAGATAGCTTTAGAATGACTGAGAATGATATGTTCATTGAAAGAGGAGAGAACAGCCTAAGAGCACATGGTTTTAAGGCATCTAGTGGGTCTCTTACTGCACGACTAAAATCTTTAGCAGGTTACAATACTGTGTGGATAGAAGAAGCAGAAGAAATAGGAGAGCAAGAGTTTAGAACATTAGACGATACACTCCGAACCATTAAAGGGAACATCCGTATAATTCTTACACTCAACACGCCACCTAAGAGCCATTGGATTATGAAGAAGTGGTTTGACTTAGAGCCAACAGAGACACAAGGTTTTTATTTACCTAAACTTAAACCTGAAATAAAAGACACAATCTACATTGGAGGCTCTTGGAAAGAAAACGAAGTGAACCTTGATGAGCACACTATCCACAGATACCAACAGTACAAGTACACGAACCCTAACTACTATTGGCAAGTGATAGAAGGATTATCTCCTGATGAGGTAAGAGGTAAGATATTTACAGGGTGGCAACAGATAGACAACATACCACTAGAAGCAAGGCTTGTAAGATTTGGAGAGGACTTCGGTTGGTCTCCTGACCCTGCTTGTGCTTGTGCTATTTACTACTGGAACGGAGCTTACATCATAGACGAATTAGCCTATGGAACAGAACTAACGAACGAATACTTAGCAGGTACTATTAAAGAAGTTGATAACACAGGAATGATACCTACCATTGCTGATAGTGCAGAGCCTAAAAGTATTGCAGAGCAGAGAAAATACGGAATCAATGTTCAAGGCTGTGAGAAAGGAAAAGACAGCGTAATGTTTCGTATTAAGGTTACTGCACAAAAGAAGATATATGTAACAAGAAGAAGCACAAACATTTGGAGTTCTTATGAGAACTATAAGTGGGCAGAGGATAAAGACGGAACATCTAAGGGAGTGCCTGACCACACACACTCACACGCTATGGATGCTGTTATGTATCCGATAGCATCTTTGCATAATAATCAAAACGACTTACTGCCAATCTACACAAAGAAACCTGAAGCAAGGAAGAACCCTGCTCGCTAATTTGTGTACTTTCAATATGATTGGTATAATATATTTATATGGCAGAAACTAAACCAGTATTGTTTAAATTAAAAATTACATTAGGGAGTCTTGTACTTAAAGGCGAAGGAGCTACTGCTCTCGAAGCTCTTAAATCTATTGAAACACCAGTTAAGATGTTTACTAAAGCAGACATAGAACTTTCATTAGGAAAGAAGAAAATGAAGCAAACATGGCAACCTGCTAGAGTAAAGCGATTATTCTATCCTATATCTCAATGTGTATTATCAAAGCAGTTGGAATACTTGCTCAAATGAAACCCAACTTCGCAATAATTACAGAGAGGAGAGTAAGTGATTCAAAGGTTATAGAAATAGACACTAGCAAAGCATCTTATCAAGGGATTGCATGGAGAACGCTAGGAGACTACGGAAAGAGAAAGCTAGATAACTTGATTGCATTAGAGCAGAAAGAAAGAACTAAGATTATATATGTTTAAAGAATATGAAATTCACGCCACTTAACAACCGAATACTTGTAAAACCTGACACAATCTCAAATGAAACAGAGAGTGGCATTTTACTTGGAGAGGTTAATGAGAAACCAGCATCAGGAACAGTTGTAGTAGGAGGAGAACTTGTTAAGAAAGGCGACAGCATTCTCTTTTCAAAGTTTGGATTTGACGAGACAGAGATAGACAAAGAAATTTATTATGTAGTATCGGAAGCTAATGTGCTAGGCATCAAATAAATATATGGAAGACCAAGATAAAGACATTTTCAATTACATAGTGGCTCAAGAAGCTAACTATAAACAGCCAATACCTATCAACGATGTATGGAATTGGTCAATGCGAGACCACATCAAGACAAGTGAGCTATATATGAACTCACAGTTGTTAACAGGAAAGAACGACTTTAAACCAGTTAAGAACATCACTCGCCCAATCTTAAACCTGCAACACAGAACAGAAGACCTAGAGCTAAAAGATGTGCAGATTTACATAGACAATCCTGACAAGTACCATTTGTCTTTCCTAGTTAAGAAATACCATGATGATGTATTTGTGTATGAAAACGACATGGACACTTACTTAGATGAGCTTAATGTTTCAAGAATAGACTTCGGAGGTGGACTTTCTAAGAAATTAAACAAAGCTGCACCTGAGGTGGTGGCATTACAATCAATAGCTTTCTGCGACCAAACAGACATCCTTTCAGGTCCTATTGGTATAAGACACTACTACTCGCCTGACCAGCTTATGGCAATGTCAAAGGTAGGGTGGGGAGATGATAGCAACGGAGCAACTATCTCACTTAAAGACCTTGTAAACCTATCTCGCTCAGAAAAGAAGAACAACAACACAAGCGAACAAGTAGCTAAAACAACAGGGCGATACATAGAAATATTTGAAGTACACGGAAACCTGCCAAAACGATTTGCAGACCCAACAGATGACTCAGGAGAATACGAAACACAAATCTTTATCGTAGGGTTTTACCAAAAGGAAGGGAGCATGGAAAAACAAGGTGTAACACTATTCACAAAGCCTGAGCCTAAGAGTCCTTTTAAATTTATTAAGAGAGACCCTGTATATGGCCGTGCATTAGGCTTCGGAGGTGCAGAGGAACTGTTTGAAGCTCAAGTGTGGGTAAACTACGACATGATTAGAATGCAGGCAATGTTAGACGCAGCGTCTATTACAATCTTAAAAGCAGTTGGTCCGAACAGTCAAAAAGTTGCAGGTCAAAAGCTAACAGACCTAGAAAACTTGGAAATATTAGACTTAGGGGAGGGTGGAGACTTAGGGCAAGTGGACACATTCCCAAGAAATATGCAGTTGTTTGACAAGTCAGTAGAGCAATGGGAAGCACACGCACAGCAAATAGGAGCTGCTAATGACGCAATTATGGGTACAAGTCCAGCATCAGGTACGCCTTTTAGACTGCAAGAACTTGTAACATCAGAGGCTCGAGGACTACACGAATACAGACGAGGACAGCTATCTAAACATGTTGAGGAAGTTTACAGAGACTGGGTTATTCCACACATCCAAAAGAAAATTACAGAGAGTTCTAAATTCTTAACAGAATTGTCTTTAGACGAAATGCAATATGTAGGAGATATGATTGCAACTAACGAAGTTAACAATAAACTTAAAGACATGGTGCTAGCAGGAGAAGAAGTTACACCTGACATTCAAGCTCTTATGAGAGAAGTGTCTATGCAATCTTTTAAAAAGAAAGGAAGCAAACACTTTATTGAAATTATTAAAGGAGAGTTTAAAGACACTCCACTATCTGTAAAGGTAACAGTCAAAGGAAAGTCAAAAGACTTATCAACTCGAACAGACAAGCTAGTGAATGTGTTTAGAGAGATTATTGCTAACCCTGCTGTACTTACACTCCCACCAATCGCTAAGATATTTAATGACATCCTAGAGTCATCAGGGCTAGACCCAGCAGACTTTGCAGGGATGACAAAAGAACAGATACAAGCTATACAACCACAAGCAATGGAGCAACCAACAGCATTACCTACCAATGGATAAAACAGCATTTAAAATAATAGCCGATAACAAAAGCCTATTTGACTTGTTAAAATTTACATTGCTTTCTAAATTTGATATAATTACACTATCAGACACGAAAGATGATTTGATGTTAGGACAACTTCTAAGGTCAAGTCTAACAGGGAAAGAAAAGGTAGAGGAAATGTTTAAAGAAATAGAAGGATATAAGACAAAAGCACCAGAGGACATTAAAATAAACCAAGCACGATAGAGAAGTATGGTTATTCTACCTTAAAAGGAACTTAATAATTTATTCTTTTTAAATAAAGAAAACAAATAATACAACAGCTATGAATACTGAAGACAACAATCAAAACGAAGAAGAATTAGAAGTACAAGAAGAAGAAACAGAATTAGAGCTTGAAGTAGAGGAAGAAGAACAAATCTCAATGTCTAAATCAGAATGGGAGAAATTTCAACAGACTCAAGGCTCACTTAAAAGGCAAGTTAAAGAACTACGAAAATCTAGTGAACCTAACAAACCTAAAGAGACTTCATCAAACGAACTGAACGATTCAGACCTGAACTACTTAGATTTAAAAGGTATATTTGAAGCAGAAGATGTAAAAATTATAGAGACCTTCGTGAAAAATACAGGTCAAACTGCACGAGAAGCGTTTCGAGATGATTATGTTAATTCAAAACTTTCATCTAATAAGTCAGCGCGAGAAGTTCAAGACGCTACGCCTAGTGGAAGTAAACGAGGAGGAAACCAAGTAGGAGACCTAGCCTCAGCACTTGCCAAGTACGAATCTACAAAAGAATTGCCAACAGACTTTAAATTAAGGTCAGAGGTTATAAACGCTTTTGTAAGCAAAGGACATGGAAGTAACAGACCAAGCTGGCAGTAGCCTCAAGTTCGTTTAATTATAAATTAAACAACAGTTCTTTAAAAGTGATATAATGAGAAGGTATGCCAAAAGGCGTTTATTTTCACAAATTACATCCACCATCTCGCAAAGGCTCTAAGCTCTCAAAGGAGCATATAGAAGCCTTGAGGGTCGCAAACTTAGGGAATAAATATTCTCTGGGTAAAAAGGATTCAGAGGAAACTCGAAGACTTAAAAGCGTAAACTCAGCAAGATATTGGCTAGGTAAAACAGGAAAACAACATGCCCATTGGAAGGATAATAAAAAAAATCCTTTATATCTTCAAATTAGACAATGCTTCCAATATCGCCAATGGAGGTGGGATGTGTATACAAGAGATAATTTTGCTTGTGTTCTATGTGGAAGAAGTAAGGAGGTGAGTGGGCAACTAGAAGCCGACCATTTTCCAAAACAATTCGTTGAGATTCTAAATGAATACGACATAAGAACATTTGA